AAGCAGAAATTAACCGCACTTGGAGTAAATAATGAAACCTTACGCTGATTATTACTCCCAGATTGATTCGGCTAACCAACGTGAAGTGGATTGGCAAGCAGGCTATGAAATTGCTTTAAATGAAGTTATCACTGAAATTGACAATGATTTAAAACAAGGCGACAAAACGCATTATCACGAACTCACGGAAATGTTGTGTGATAACGATAATTTCTGGCTTGCTATTGGTAGCGGCGCAAGTTATGAGTCTTATAGACAAGAGGCGATTAAGAAAATCGCAGAGCGTGAATTAAACGCAAGAATGAATGATTATGACCAGGACTAAAAAGGAAATTACTATGTTAGATCTGATTCTATCCACCGAAAGCCGTGTGCTTTCAACCAATATTACCGACTTTGAAAAACAAGCAGAACAGTTTTTATCTACGCTTACACAGTCCTTTGAAACGGACGAAGATTTCGGGCGCGCGAAAGAAGAGGCAAAAATCCTCAAAGAGCTGGAAGATAAGACCCGCGCAGCGATTAAAAACGCACAGCAAGGCGATATTAACGAACTAATCGCACAAGCCGAAGCTATCGCAGAACGTTTTCGTCAAGAGCGATTGTCGCGTGATAAGTTGGTGAAAGAAAAAGAGGCATCAATTAAGGACAATATCGCGAACGCGGCGATAATTGAAATCCTCGATACGCGCAATTCGGCATGCGGTGAAAGTGCTATCTCGCTTGCACTTGAATTTACCATGCCAAAAGACACATTGAAAAAACGAATTAATGACGCAACGAAAAACAAGCGCACTATCGACGGATTGACTAAAGCAGTAAACGCCGAAAAAGCGCTAGTGTTGGCTGAATTAATGTCGGAAATCGCGCGCTTACAATCACGCCTAAAACTTATCCCAATCTCGCACGAATATCTGTTTAGTGACGCGGTAAAACTGATCGCCGGCGAAGAAGACTTAGAAGAAATCGTGGCGCAACGCATTGAAGAAGAAAAACAACGCGAAGAACAACGCAAAGCTGAAGCGGTAGCCGAGAAAGCCAAGCTGGAAGCGGAAGAACAGGCAAAAGTACAGGCGGAAGCGGCGGCGGTCGCGCAGGAAATGGAAGAACAAACTCCACCGGCGACGCCGGCACAAAGTGCGGTAGAAAATCACGGCTTTGTTATCCAAATTTCATTACCGCCGATGCCGCAAGCTGACGCAGTAACTATCGCGCGCGAAGTTAAAGCCGTGTACGGCGACAAATACGAAGTAACACTAAAACCACTTAAAGGATAAATAAAAATGGCAACAACATTACAAGCACTTTCGCAAAAATTAGCTAACCGATTTGAAATTGCCGACGGTTCAGATCTGATGACCACGTTAAAAAATACGGCATTCAAAGGCACTGTAAACGACAGCCAAATGACCGCACTTTTAATTGTTGCCAATCAATACGGATTAAATCCTTGGACGAAAGAAATCTACGCTTTCCCCGATAAAAGCAACGGTATTGTGCCGATTGTTGGTGTGGACGGTTGGGCGCGGATTTTAAACGAAAATCCGCAATTCGACGGAATCGAGTTCGACCTCGACGATGAAAAATGCACTTGTCGCATCTACCGCAAAGACCGCTCCAAGCCGATTTCGGTCACTGAATATATGAGCGAATGTTACCGCGATATGGGACCGTGGAAAACTCACCCTAAACGTATGCTCCGCCACAAAGCAATGATCCAGTGCGCGCGTCTTGCTTTCGGTTTTACCGGTATTTATGACCAAGACGAAGCCGATCGCATTGCCGAAGCGCAAAAAGAGCCAATTAACGTAACGCCGAAACAAAACGTAATTGATGTTAAACCCATAGAATTTATTACTGCCGAGCAGTTACAAACTCTACAACAACTGATCGAAGTTACCGGTCAGGACGTTGAGAAAGCTCTCGCTTATTACGGTGCGGATAGCATCGAAAGACTATCAACACAAAGTGCGGTCGATTTTATCGGTAAATTAAATCGCAAACTGGACGCGCGGGAAAGCGCCGCCCAAAACAATGATGAAAATCTTGGAGATAATATCCCGCTATGATCGACGGATTAATAACCCTAGATTGCGAACAAGGCTCGGAAGAATGGCTGGCTGCAAGGTTAGGCATTCCGACCGCGACTGGTTTTGAAAATATCGTCACCGCTACCGGCAAGAAATCGGCAAGTTATATTAAATATATGGCTGAGCTGATCGAAGAAAGCATTTTAGGCGGTGGCGATACGTTTAAATCCGGCTTTATGGAGCACGGCAATCAGTTAGAACCGCAGGCGCGCGCCGCTTACGAGTTTTTAACCGGCAATGACGTTATACAGGTCGGTGGCGTGTATCTCAATGAAGACCGCGAAGTTATGGTTAGTCCCGACGGATTAATTCCGTCGCTCAAAAAAGGGCTTGAAATCAAATGCCCGAAAATGAGTACTCATATCCGCTATTTGCTTGAGGGTGGCGTGCCGGCTGAGTACGTGATACAGGTGCAGGCGAATTTATGGGTAACGGGCTACGAAACTTGGGACTTTGTAAGTTACTGCCCAGAATATCAAAAACAAACGCTTTATCTGTTCACCGCCGCGCGCGATGAAAAATTAATGAAAGCCTTTGACGAACATATCCCGCAATTTGTTAAAACGCTGAAAGCGTATAAGGAATGAATATGAGAAAAATTATTCAAATCGTTACAGGACAAGATTTACAGTGCGATTTAGGTCATACACTTTACGCATTGTGTGATGACGGAACAGTGTGGTGGCGAACTTATGCGTGTCCCAAGCTTGATAAATGGCAACCAGTACCTGATATTTCCCAGGTTAATGAAGTTGATTACACAAAACCCATGCGCCCTATTTACAACGTAAATGAAACCATAAATTTGAAATGGGTTTACAGAATAGATCAGCCGTCTGCTTATCACGGATTTCAAGTGCTAAAAGTCGCGGCAAGAAATGTATCTGAACAAAAATATAAATTTGGGGCTTATTACAAAACAAAAGATGAAGCTATAAGAACCATTGAGGCTATAACTGGAATGGATTTTCAGGAATATGAAAAAATAAAATATTATTCTTAATAAAGAATAACTACCAAACCCGCTAACAAGGCGGGTTTTCTTTTATTTACAAACAACACTTAAATAACAGGAGGCTCGCATGAGCAAAACTAACTTTGATAAAACATTATCTCAACTTAATCGCGGCGAATTAAACGCAGAATTAACTTCTACACTCGCGGAAGTAATTAAGGCGGTCCGCGAAACTCGAAAACAAGGGACGCTAACATTAAGCCTGAAAGTATCCATGCTTAATACGCGCACCGAAAACCAAATCAAAATCACACCAATGGTTAATTCAAAAATCCCTGAATTGGATCGCGAAGAAAGCATTGTGTTCTCAACGGCTGACGGTGACGTGCTTTTCGATGACCCAAGCCAACTTAAAATGGATTTGAAAACCGTCGAAGATAAACCGGCAAGCTGTCTGAAAATCGTTAACAGCTCCGCCGCAGCTTAATCGTAAATCTTAATCACCAGCCTATCACACGACAGGCTTTTTTTATTAACTCCATAAGAGGAAAAACAAATGGAAAAAACAACCGTAAACGATATTGCCAAACTTGCGATCAATGGACTGCCTGTTGAAGATGGCTATAAAGCCGTTATTTTAAATAACGAGTTCAGCGTCGAATCGTTGGAAAAATTACAGCCTGCACCGAACCGTTTGCGTCAAAATCTGAACTTAAGAACCGAACAGTCCTTAATTGATTACTCCAACAAATTCAAGGTGGCCGGCACCGCTATTTTTGCCGACTTAGATGAATTGGAAATTACCGCAGTTTTCGACTACCACGCAGACCCAGCTAATCCACGTTGGGGTGACCATACCGCAACCTACAATTGTCTTTACTCAAAAGATTGGAAAGAATGGGCGCATAAAGACAAACAGGCAATGAGCCAAGTTGAATTTGGTGCATTTTTGGAAAACAACATTCATTGCATCGCAACTGACGGCAATATCGTAAACGGTGCCGAATTGTTGGCAATGGTGCTCGCCTTCGAAGAAACCCGAAAATCTGAATTTAAATCGGTTAAACGCTTACAAGACGGTACTATGTCATTTACCTACACAGACGAAAAAACTGGTGGTGGCAACGCAAAACTACCAGAAGAAATTGTGTTGGGCATCCAACCATTCCATAACGGCGATTACTACCAAGTAAAAGCGCGCATTCGTTATCGTATTAAGGACGGTTCGCTATTCTTGTGGTACGAATTAATCAATCCGGAAAAAGTGGTTGAAGACGCGTTTAATACAACATTGGAAAAATTGAAAGCCAATATTACCGACGTAGATTTCTACGAGGGCGTATTAGACTAAATAAATAAGACCGCACTTTAAATCAAAGTGCGGTCTTTTTCCAGAAAGGAAGTTGTTATGAACGAAGTAAAACTGAATATAAATATTCCAGTATCGATGTTTCGGCAGATGTTTTACGACTATTTCGATAATACGATTGGCTATCACACACCGCCTAAATTAGTCATGTTTACGAAAGCGCATTGGGCGTTGTTTGATAGCGAATTAAGAGATCGAATGATCGAATCGGTTACACACAGGGATGATGTAAACAAGATAGTCGGTAATTGCGAGCCGGAACTGTCAGATTTTAAAGAATGGCTGATTGCACACAGAGACGCAAATGAACAAGGTTCGCTGTTAAATGTAATCAATCTCCAAGCGGATATGCAATATAAAGACAAATCACGGGGTGAATAAAATGACTGAAACAGTAACAATCAGCAAAGTAGAATACGAAGACTTGCTAAAAGACAGATCAAGACTTGATTTTATCCAAAACCGTCGTCCATATATCGTACAAGACGGACTGGAAAAGGGATTTGAAATTACCCTTGGCGGCGGATTAATCTTAGATGATTGTTTTTATCACGATAATATTCGGGTCGGGCTTGATGCCGTAATTGATCAAGCGGTAAACCAGCTCAAGTTCTATTGGATCGAAGAACAAACCGAAATTTATTGCGGTTATTCTCTCGAACATATTGTAAACGCTCAATTTCGTGACGGCATTGACGAAGATATTATTAAACAAGGTCTTTATGGCAGATTGGTTGATGACGAGATCACTAAACCAAGAGATGTCCGAGATGACGAAAATGGAAGAATTTATCAAATGTCACTGAAAGACCTAGCTGTGAAATTCTTTCGCGGTGAACCTGAATTACTTTTAACGTCTTACGCGTAGGTGAAAGTATGAGTAACGAAAACAACGGCTGGATCAGGATTGAAGACAGACTTCCACCTGTTGGCGAAGATGTTCTTATCTTCGTGCCAACGCTGAATATTGGCGACCGAAAACAATTCGACATAGCTTGGCTTGATGACGGCAAATGCAACGACGGCTTTTGTTTTGTTGGCTCTACCTATGGTTTTGACTTGCCACAGGTTACTCACTGGCGACCAATTCCACATCCGCCAGCTATCAAATAAAAGTTGATAACTAAAATTCGGGAAATTACTGGAAATCTCTGGAAATTTCCCGAAATCAATTTTACCGCACTTTTGTGCGGTTTTGTTTTTATGGAGAAAGTATGATTGTTTGGGCGTTATTCGATAGTGGCAATGGATGTTATACGCAAGCAGCGAAAGAATACTCGGATATTGAAATTTACCCGATAGGCATGGATATTGAGAATAAGAATGACCACTTTATCAATCTAAATCTTGCCGACTATTCGCGTATGTTCGGGGATAACACTCTGTTTGATACTCTTGATAAATTGCCTAGTCCCGATTTAATTATTGCTAGTCCACCGTGCGAAAGTTGGTCGGTCGCAAGTGCTATGTGGGGGGGCAACGCAAGTTGGAAGCAAGAAACCGGCGCGATCAATAGAGAGTTATCCAAATTTACGATTCGGAACAGTGTTGATTACGATTTACCACACGTCCAGTTCAAGTACGAGCGTTCGTTTTTGAATCGGATAAATGGTGAATTGTGTATTTATAACACGATCGAAATTATCAAGAGATATGAGCCTCAAATCTATGTAATAGAAAATCCGAGCGCAAGCCGGATATGGCACTATATCAAAGATATTTTGAACTTTAATATTCCGTTTGATAACTTAACTTTTTATAACAACTACGGTTATCCGTTAAATAAGCCGACTAGATTTAAGAGTAATATCAATCTCAATCTAAAGTCCGAGAAAACGAAACCAAGTAAAGATTGGGCCACATTTTCTAAAAGCTACAACGAAAGGTCTAACATTCCCATTCCACTAATATTGGATATATATAAAAGTGCGAAAGAATTTTTAAACAAAAACAACAACGCTCCCAGTGAGCGTTTTTTATTTTAAGGGTCACTATGAACGATTTTTTATTTTGGTCGGCAATATTCAATTTAACTGCGTTTTATCTGATCTATCATTTCAAACGATATAGCAACATGAGATTGCGAGAGGATGTGTTCTTCTTCCAGGTAAAAATTTGGCTAATTCAGAGAGGAGCGAAGAATGTTTTTTAATACAACACCTGAAATTATTGACGGGCGGAAATACATTGTCCTTGAGTGCCGGTTTCACCGTGAATGGGACGTAATAAGCGAATCTGATAAAGGCGTAACGAGAGGGCAAGCGTTAGAAATCGTCCATTATTGGAAGAAATACAAAGGCGTGGATGATAACCAAATTATTGTTATTGAAGTGCCGGATATTGTTAGATCGCGTTGATTTAAGGGAAACACAAAATGGAAATCAATGTCTATGACGAATTTTTATCCCGTCCTGAAATTGAATTTCTGACGGGATGCAAACAGAAATCGCGAATTATTAAGCAGCTAAACGCGCAGGGGATCAAGTTTACTTTAAATGCCGCCGGCTATCCTGTCGTTCGCCGTGACTATGCTAATACTAAAACGAAATCAAACAAAGCTGGCGCAGAAAAAGAAACTTGGAGTCCAAAAGTTCTTTACGCATAGGGGGGAAATCATGGGACGACCACGAAACTATGAAAACCAAGGATTGCCACAAAACTTAGTTTGCCGCCGGAGAAAACGCGCCAGCGGGAAAGTCATAACCTATTATTTCTACACGCTCGCCGACAAATCCGAAAAATCTCTTGGCACGAACAAACATCAAGCAATCTTGGAAGCCGCTAAGTTAAATTTAGATCGTTCCTTGCCGAATGAAATTATCACATTTCATGCGGTGGTGGCGAGATATATGGACGAGATTGTGCCAAACAAGGCGGAAACAACAATTATAGGGAATAAGCACTCAATCGGATTTTTAAAGAAATTTTTCGACAATCCGACCTTAGAGCAAATTGAGCCAAAACATATTCGGGAGTATTTGACTTGGCGGAAAGATAAACCAAGTTCGGCAAATAGAGAAGTTACTCTATTTCACCACATTTGGGCAATGGCGCGCGAATGGGGATATACAAAGCTCCCCTGCCCTAGCGACGGTATCGCAAAGCATAAAGTGAAACCGCGTGATGTTTACGTCGAAGATCACGTTTATCAAAAGGTTTACGAACTCTGCGACCAAGACATGAAAGACCTAATGGATATAGCCTATCTGACCGGTCAACGCCCAGTAGATATTGTCAAAATCCACCGCAGCCATATCTATGACGGAATTTTACATATCACGCAACAAAAGACTGGTGCGAAACTACGCATCGCAATAATCGGGCAGCTACAAGAAATTGTTGAGCGGCGGTTACAAGATAAGGAAGGCTATCTTTTCCTTAATACTTGGGGCAATCCAATGACCCGTGCATTGGTGACAAATAACTTTTTGGACGTAAAGAGGAAAGCTATTGCGCTTTATCCGGAGTTGAGAAATGAACTTGAACAATTCCAATTCCGCGACTTGCGAGCCAAAGCGGGTACAGATAAATCATTATCTGCGGGCGATGATGAAGCCAGAAAACAACTCGGTCATACGTCTTTGCGGATGACAAAACGTTACATCCGAAAAGACAAGGTGATCAGCCCGACAAAATAGGGAGTTTCGGAACGTATACCGTTATTTCGGAACGCTTGTAAAATTTTAGTTTGTAATTCATTGTTTTTATTTGGCGCGTAAAAATGGCATCTAAAAATCCAAGTTTTACACACACTTAGGCGTGTCAAGTCTTAAACACTTCAAAATTGAAAAATATTTTATTTTTTTTACTGGACTTTATATAACACATTGATATTTAAATAAATATTATCGAATG